GGAATACATTGGTGAAGATTGCGCGGTTGTTACAGGCGACACCGAATACGAAGAACGACAGCTTGTTAAACAGCAAGTGCTCTCAGGAGAGAAAAAAGCCATTTGTGGCTCACGGCAAATCTTCTCAGAAGGCATTTCTATTAACAGCTTGTCCTGTGTTATCCTAGCTGCTCCAATGAGCAATGACTCACTGCTAGAACAAATTGTGGGTCGCGTACAGCGTATGCATGACGGCAAACTAGACCCACTAGTAGTGGACATTAACTTTGCTGGATATGCAGATAAAAAACAAAATAACGACAGACTTGCCTTGTATTTACGTAAAGGCTGGCAGGTAATAACGGTATGACAAATTTACACTTGTCAAGCGTTGGTCAATGTAGTATAATATAGTCTTAGCAACACATTATGGCCCTATTCTTCAACTTAGAACTACTGGAGTCTGAAACCAACTGTGATCCTAAATTAATGCTTTTAATGTTGGAACGGCACTTTGGCAAAAAACTAATACCGAAAAACCATCGCGACACAACTAATTACCGCAACCTTGTCGGACACAGTTTCTTGTTGGATGCCGCTTCACTTTTCAACGACTCAACGGATATAGCTTTTAAAGCACAGTATATTCGATTAGCAGGAAGGCGAGACTATAGCTTATACAGATTGTACAAAGTTACTTACCTAGACTTAAGTTATTTTAAAGACTTAGACTTAAACACTATTGCATTAAATCCCTTGCTCCAAATAAAACAAAACAAAATATATTTCAAATACGAGAATTAAACATGGCAATTTCATTTAAAAACACCAAAGGCAAAGCTATTTCCAACAAAGTTGAGGCTTTTGAGTACAAAGACGGCGAAAACACAGTACGATTGATTGGTGGTGTATTGCCACGCTATATTTACTGGTTGAAAGGCGCGAACAACAAAGATATTCCAGTTGAGTGTCTTGCTTTTAGCCGCGACAAAGAAAAATTCGATAACATCGAAAAAGATCACGTTCCAACTTACTTTCCAGACTTGAAGTGCTCATGGTCATACACTGTTAACTGTATTGACCCAAAAGACGGCAAAGTCAAAGCACTAAACCTGAAAAAGAAGCTGTTTGAGCAGATTGTATCAGCAGCCGAAGATTTAGGCGATCCAACCGATCCTGATACTGGCTGGGATGTTGTGTTCAAGCGTACCAAAACAGGCCCACTGGCTTTTAACATTAGCTATGATCTCTCAGTGTTGCGTTGCAAGCCACGCCCACTAAACGAAGCAGAGCGTGCAGCTGCAGCAGAAGCCAAGTCCATTGATGAAAAATACCCTCGCCCAACAGAAGCCGAAGTGCTAGCACTGTTGGAAAAGATTACTACAAACAGTGAAGACGGCGAAAGCGGCGATGAATCCGCACAAGAAGCTGTTAAAGAACTAGGTTAAAAAACACATAGCCCGCTAAACGTAAAAGCTTAGCGGGCTATTTTGTCTCGTATAATATGAAAATACTTTTTACTGCTGACGTGCATATTAAACTAGGTCAAAAGAACGTTCCACTGGACTGGGCCAAAAACAGGTTTCGGCTATTCATTGAACAGTTTGCAGAAATGCAGTCCGGTGCAGACTTGGTGATCATAGGTGGCGACGTTTTTGACCGACTACCAACAATGGACGAAGTAGAACTTTACTTTGACTTTGTTGAGTCATTTACCAAGCCCACCCTTATTTATCCAGGTAATCACGAAATGTTGAAAAAAGACACAACTTTCTTGACACACCTTAAAAAATCCACACATCGCTTAAATCCACTTGTAAGTGTTGTTGATGACTACTACGAAAACGTGGGTTTCGGAATCGACATTATTCCTTACAACAAGCTAAAAGACTTTGAGAAAAATGGCTATGAATTTAGTGGCCGAATTCTTTGCACACACGTTCGTGGCGAAATCCCTCCACACGTTAAACCAGAGCTTGACTTGGAGTTATTTAACCGCTGGGACGTAGTACTAGCAGGGGATTTGCACAGTTATGAAAACTCTCAAAGAAATATTTTATACCCTGGTAGTCCTTATACTACTAGTTTCCATCGTTCCAGGGTTGATACCGGTGCTATTATGCTTGATGCTGGTAGCTTGGAACATACGTGGCTTAAGTTCAACTTGCCGCAACTCATTAAGCGAACAATCGCCGCAGACGAGACGCCAGTTCCTACAGACTTTGACCATACCGTTTACGAAGTCCAAGGCGATATGCAAGAACTCGGAGAACTAGCCGATAGTGAATTGATTGCTTCAAAAGTACTTAAACGAGATACTGATTCAGCACTTATGCTGGAACCTGAAATGTCACTGGACGCTGAAGTGCGTGAGTACTTAACTTATATCCTAGAATTACCAGAACCTACTGTAGACAAAGTTTTAAAGGAAATGCAAAATCATGCAGAAAAACTCTCCTAAATCAGCCCAAGTGTGGTCACAAACCAATTGCCCAGCTTGCACAGAAGCCAAGCGTTTACTAGACCAACACGGCGTACAAATCGAAGAACGTATGCTTGGCATTAACGGTTACACTAAAAAAGACTTAATTGACTTGGTTCCTCATGCACGCAGTGTTCCGCAGATTTTTGTAGATGGTGAGTATGTAGGTGGCTTGCAGGAATTAAAACGAAAACTAGCAAATGATAACAATAAAAACACTAGCATGGTCTAATGCCTTTAGTTACGGCGCAGACAATGTAATTGACTTTTCGGCAGCACAATTAACACAACTGGTAGGTAAAAACGGTCACGGTAAGAGTTCTATTGCACTTATCCTAGAAGAAGTCTTATTCAATAAGAACTCGAAGTCGATTAAAAAAGCAGACATTATTAATCGTTATGTTGATGACAAACACTATGAAATCTCACTGGTGTTTGAAAAAGACGGAGTTGAGTACACAATTAAAACTCGTCGTGGCTCAACGCAAACTGTTAAGCTATATCGCGGTAGCACTGATATTAGTGCACATACCAGCACACAAACTTACAAAGCCATTGAAGAAATCCTAGGCTTTGACCACAAAACTTTTTCGCAGATTGTTTATCAAAGCAATGCAGGTAGTCTAGAGTTCTTAACTGCTCCTGACACAGCGCGTAAAAAGTTCTTAATTGAAATCTTAAATTTAGGCAAGTATACTCAAGCACAAGAAGTTTTCAAAGAAACTGCGCAAGAATTGAGTCGTGACATTGCCAAGGTGCAAGCACAAGTTACTACCGTAAACAGTTGGCTAGACAAGTATGCTAAAACTGATTTAAGTGAAAAGCCTCTACAACCAGTTCCCACAATCCCAGACGACCTGGTAACAGGCAGTGCAGAACTAGAAGCTCAGATTACTGGTCTTGATTCTATTAATAAAAAGATCACGCAAAATAATACTTATCGCCAAGTACAGTCAAAGATCAAGTTATTTCCTATTCCTGAAAAACCAAGTGAAGACTTGAAGCCGCTTGTGTCTGAGAGCGCACAGCTAGACAAGCAAGTAGTTGAACATTCAAAGACAATTCGTGACTCTCAAGCTTTTGTTAAAAAGATCGCTGCTTTGCACGGAACGTGCCCGACTTGTTTGCAAGAAATTAACGAAGCTAAAATTGCTGAATTAGTAGCTGAGCAGCAGGCCATTCAGCAAAGTGCTGAAGCGAGCAATGCAGTATTAACAGCACGTATTACTGAACTAGATACACTACGTGCTGATATAATCAAGCGCACACAAGTCTGGGAACAGGCAAGTAAATCTCGCGAAGAATGGGAAAAGTATCACGCACTTATTGATCCAGAACTGTCAGAAGATTTGCTAGACAAAAACGAGTTGGACTCAAAGTTCAAAGCATTACAAACAGCAATTGCCAACTTAAAAACAGCGATTGCACAAGCCGAAAAGCACAACTTAGCTGCTAGTGCACACAATGCCAGAGTAGAGTCGCTTAGTGCTCAGATCACAGAAATGAATGCTGAACTGGAAACTTATAGCGGCAATTTGCACGAGCTATCAGAGCGCATGAGTATTGTTAATGTTTTAACCAAAACTTTTTCAACAACTGGTTTGGTTGCTTATAAGATCGAGTGCTTAGTCAAAGACCTGGAAGAAATTACCAACAGCTATTTGGTAGACCTATCGGATGGTAGATTTCAAATTGGCTTTAAAATATCTGCCAGCGATAAACTAAACGTTGTTATTACTGACAACGGTCGTGATATTGAAATGCTGGCATTAAGCGGTGGTGAACGTGCTCGTGTAAACGTAGCTACACTACTAGCAATTCGCAAATTAATGCAAACTCTAAGTTCTAGCAGAATTAATTTGTTAATCTTAGACGAAACCGTTGAAGCCTTGGACGTAGACGGTAAAGAGCGATTAGTAGAAGTTCTACTAAGCGAAGAACACTTAAACACCTTTTTAGTATCACATGGATTTACACACCCGCTGCTGGAAAAGGTAAATGTTGTTAAACACAACAACATATCACAAATCGAGGTATAATATGATTAAAATTGAACGAAGCACGGCTGTTAACCCTACTATTGTACGAAATGGTGTGCGCCAACCTGTAACACTAAACATGACTGTTACAGCGGAAGAACTAGAAACTTTGACGGCTGATAGCGGTAGTATTATTTATAGTGTGGATGAAACGGAGGTTAAAACCGTTGACTTTCAGCCCAAACAACCTACCACAGCACCAGTTGTTGAACCCATTGCAGTTGCAGTCGCTGACACAGTGGTTACCGCCACGGTTGCCAAGCCAATCATTCAACCTGCACGTAAAACTACCAAAGCGACGCAAGCGTAATGGTCGTTGATGCACGTGCAAAAGGTGCACGTACTGAAACCGTAGTACGTGACCTACTACGCAAACATACTGGCTTAGGCTGGGAACGTATACCTGGTAGTGGTGCACTGGACGCAAAACACCTGCTAAAAGGTGACTTATATGTACCAGGCCGTACTAACTTGTGGTGTGTTGAAGTAAAAGGCTATGCAGAAGATCACCTTACATCACACCTGCTTACGTCAAAAACTCCGCAATTAGTGGAATTTTGGGAGCAAACCATACGTCAGGGCCAGCAAGTTGAAAAAAAGCCGCTGCTAATCTTTAAGTTTAATCGCAGTAAGATTTTCGTGGCTTTTGATGAAATGCCTAATTCACAAAATTACCGTTGCATTTACTACAATCACGAATCCCATGAGTTTTATGTTGCGCTACTAGAAGACTGGTTGCAATATGAGCAACCACAATTTGTAACTTGAAATACTTTGGTTTTTGGTGTATAATATACACTTAACCACAAAGAATACACAATGAGTATTACATTTAAAAAAGCAACAGAATCAAACAACACACTGTTAGTTGTTGATGCACTTAACTTGGCCTTTAGATACAAGCATAGCGGAGCAACAGACTTTGCTACGGACTATATCCGTACCGTTGATAGCCTAAAAAAATCATATAAGGCTTCACACGTTATTATTGCCTGTGACCAAGGCTCCAGCACTTATCGCAAAACGCTTAGCCCTGAGTATAAGCAAAACCGCAAAGATAAACAAGAGCAGCAAACAGATGCTGAACGCGCAGCTTTTGAGCTTTTCTTTGAAGACTTTTTGGCAACTATTGCCACAATCGAAACCACAACCAGCTACCCAGTGCTTAAGTTCCAAGGCGTAGAAGCCGATGATATTGCTGCTTATATTGTATCGCAAAAGTCGAAATTGAGCACAGACGATATTTGGCTGATCTCTAGCGATCGTGACTGGGACTTGCTTGTACAGCCAGGGGTTAGCCGATTTAGTTACGTTACCCGCAAAGAAGTTACCATTGACAACTGGAATGACCACTATGAATTCAATCCTGAAGATTACATTAGTATTAAGTGCCTTACAGGTGACAGCGGCGACAATGTTGCTGGCGTCCCTGGCATTGGGCCTAAACGAGCAGTTTCACTTGTGGCTGAGTACGGCAGTACTTATGACATTGTTGCAAACATTCCACTACCCGGTAAGTACAAGTATATTCAAGAGCTAAACCAATGCCGCGATTTGTTGTTACTTAACTACCAGTTAATGGACTTGGTAACACACTGCCGCGAAGCTATTGGCGAACAAAACTTAGCTGAAATTGACCAAACACTAGAACTTTACTTAAAATGAGCAATTATATTAATATTAACCGAGACTACGACCACAATCGTGGAGTAGCAATAACCCAAGTACTGGACTGTCAATTACAGCCAGGAGCACAGCTTCCTAAGCGTGCGCATCGCACAGATGCTGGCGCAGATTTGTTTGCGCTTGAAGCTCACGAGATTTATCCAGGAGAACAAAAACTTGTTGATACAGGAGTAGCCGTTAAAATTCCAGAGGGTTACGGCGGCTTTATTTTCAACAGGAGTTCCCAAGGGAAAAAAGGCATTACAATCCCACATTCGGTTGGAGTCATTGATTCTGATTATCGTGGAAATTTAAAAGTTTTGCTAAAAAATATTTCAGAAGACCCTTATGTTATCGAGCCCGGCGATAGAATTGCTCAACTGGTTATTATGCCAGTGTTGCTGGTGGAGTTTAAGGATAGTTGGAATGACACACAACGAGGTACTGGCGGATTCGGCAGTACCGGACAATAAAATAGAAAGAGAATTGATGACAGCAGTAAGCACACGAGCACAAGTAATCACACGTCGTACATATAATCGCCCTACCTCAGACGACGGTAAAGAATTTGAAACATGGCAAGAAACAGTTGCCAGGGTAATCGACCACCAACAGTGGTTGTGGGAACGGGCGGTTAACCGCGACTTAAACGATGTTGAGTACGCAGAATTGTATGATCTGGAACAGCTAATGCTAGATCGCAAAGTGTTAATGAGTGGTCGTACACTTTGGCTTGGTGGCACAAACGTAGCTAAAACTCGTGAAGCATCGCAATTTAACTGCAGTTTCACACACGTTGAAACAATCTATGACGTAGTAGATGTGCTATGGCTGCTGCTGCAAGGTTGTGGCGTAGGCTTTAAACCAATTGTTGGCACACTAAACGGATTTTCAAAACCAATTAAAAATATCCGAGTAGTGCGTAGTACCCGTACTGAAAAAGGTGGTAATGAACACAACACAGAAACCTGGGATGCAGACACCAAAACTTGGAGTATTCAAGTCGGAGATTCGGCAGAAGCTTGGGCAAAGTCTATTGGCAAGCTGCTTGCGGGTAAGTACCCTGCTGATACTTTGGTACTTGATTTTTCACAGCTACGACCTGCTGGTGAAAGGCTAAAAGGCTATGGTTGGATTTCGTCAGGCGATTCGGCAATTAGTACTGCTTATACTGCTATTGCCAATATACTTAATGGCAGGGCTGATAGCTTGCTTACCCGTATGGACATCCTCGATATTGTCAATCATCTGGGCACCATTCTTAGCAGTCGTAGAAGTGCGGAGATTGCACTATTTGATTATGACCAACCTGAATGGGAAGAGTTCGCAGTAGCCAAAAAAGACTGGTGGTTGCACAACAACCAACATCGTACACAGTCAAACAATTCACTTGTATTTAAAAAGAAGCCACTAAAAGCTGACTTAGAGCGTATCTTTGGTATGATGACTGAGGCAGGTGGTTCGGAACCTGGATTTATTAATGAAGTCGAAGCCCTCCGACGCGCTCCGTGGTTTAAGGGAGCCAATCCATGCGTTGAAATCCTACTCGGTAATAAGGCTTTCTGTAACCTTACCGAAACTGACATTGCCAAATTCAAAGGCGACACTGCCGGTTTGCACAACGCTATACGACTGGCAGCTCGTGCCAACTACCGACAAACGTGTGTTAACCTACAGGACGGCATTCTTCAGGAATCTTGGCATCTTAATAACTATTTCCTACGACTTTGCGGCGTAGGTTTAACAGGTATTGCAATGCGTCCTGACATGGGAAGCTATGATTACGAATACCTAAAGCGTACTGCAACATCAGCTGCCGTTGGTATGAGCCTGGAACTAGGACTACCTGCTCCTAAAAACGTAACTTGTATCAAGCCTAGCGGGACGCTAAGCAAGATCATGGATACAACTGAGGGTGTTCACAAACCTCTAGGAAAGTATATTTTCAACAATGTTCAGTTTAGCAAACATGACCCGGTGGTTGAAAAACTACGTCAAGCTGGTTACCGTGTTATTAATCATCCTGTTGATGATTCTGGAGTTCTTGTTACGTTCCCAGTAATGTGGGACGGTGTACCATTTGATAAAGTTGACGGCAAAGAAGTTAACTTAGAATCCGCTGTTACACAACTAGAGCGTTACAAACTACTGCAAACTTCGTGGAACCAACAAAACACATCGGTAACTATTAGTTACGACCCTTCAGAGATTCCAGCAATTATTGATTGGTTGCTAGATAACTGGGACTGCTATGTAGGCGTTAGTTTTATCTATCGTACAGACCCTACCAAAACTGCCAAAGACCTTGGCTACCTATACCTTCCACAAGAAGTTGTAGACGAGCAAACCTACCGCGAGTATGTAGCCACTGTCGGTGAAGTTGACTTAAACAACACCAACAGTTTTGATGAAATCACTGATGCCGAATGTGCCACTGGCGCATGCCCAATTAAATAATAAACCTTATAACCTATGAACGATATTAAATTCACCATTTCCGACCTTTCTGTTGATGAAGTAAATGCTATTTTAGCTGCGCTGCAAGAACTACCTGGCAAAATCTGCAATCCTATGACTCAAAAGATTCGTCAGCAAGCAGAAGCTCAAATTCCAAAACAAGAGCCTTCAATGCAAGATTTAGCTCAACCAGCTGAATAATTAGCCAAACAAAAAGCCCCCGCATCGCAAGATTCGGGGGCTTTTTTGTCGTTAAAAATTCGTACCACACAACCGTGCACTTGCCCAAAAATATCCAACATAATTTCTTATTACCGTGCATTTTAACTCCTGGAACCCTAAAAGTAAAGTTGCAGTACATACCATTTTGTTGTATAATTATATCAGTTCTTAAATTTTTAAGGGCTGCGCGATGATACGCAGTATCATATACATCCACTACAGGAATACTATACACTATGGATGATACAACGACTGGCGTACCTATTTCTACAGCAGCAGCTGGAGAAGCAATGGAAGCGCTTAAAAAACAAGCTAGTTTTGCTGAAGATTACTACAAAAAACTGGCATCTCAAGTTAAAGAAACTTTTAAGGAAGATAAAATGGCAGAAATTATGACACCCGGTGGAATTATGATGGGCGGTGGCGGCGGAGATATGTTTGGCAGTGGTGGCGGTCTAATCGGCGGCCTTATCCTAGGCAGCCTACTACGCAACAACGGAAATTTATTTGGCGGCAATGGTGGTGATGGCGGCGTAGGTGCAGTAGCTACTCAAGCTGGCGTACAGAGCGTTGTTAACCAAAGTGCTATACAGCAGGAATTAGCAGATCTAAAAGCTGCTGTTCCACTAGCGGAAGCCAGCCTACAAGCTGCACTAGCGGCACAACAAAATGCAATACAACAAAACATTTTTCAAGCACAAACTGTAACTCAAGCAGGTTTTGCTGCTCAAGTACAAAACCTAAATCAAATTGAAAACAACATTCTACGTGAAACAGCTGGATTAAACGCAGCTGTAGCTAATGTTGACCGTAACCTAGCGGTTCAAACAGGCGTATTAACTGCTGTTGTAAAAGATGACGGAGAAAAAACTCGTGCACTAATTACTGCACAGTATGAGGCAGCTCTAAATCGTCAACTAAGCGACGCTAATGCAGAAATTATTGCACTTCGCAACAAGCAAGAACTAGCTAGCGCAACTCGCGGTGTTGAAGTTACTACAACTAACAACATCAACCAGATGCAACAACAACAGCAACAACAGCAACAGTATGGCCAATTAGCTAACTTAATCTGGAGCTTAGGTCAAAACATTCAAAACAGCAATGCAGCAATCAATGTTGGAAGCGGCACACAAACTGCTAACCCAGCAAACACTAATACTAACATTCGTTAATTAGGTTAAAGCCCCCAAGACCACAAGTCGTGGGGG